TTGGTGACGGCGCCATAACGTTTGGCAAGGCGGGTGATGAACGCCATGTCGCTTTCATTGGATTGGTCGATGTGGGCAATCGCAATGCCCTCCAGCGCCGGTGCCACCCGCGGCGAATAGCCGTGGCGGCTGACCATCTGGCGAAACAGCGCGCCCAGGGTGATCGGTCCATAACTGGCGGATCGACGCTGGCGGTAACCACTGGCATCGCTCGCGCTGAATGGCGCCGCGGTGGCGACGATCAGCAAGCGCATGGGAAACAGCACCGGCGTGCGCTGGGTAATGACAAATTCGCCTTTTTCCACCAAGCCGGACTCTTGATAACCGACGCGCAAACCGATCTTGCCACTCAGGCTGGGCAGGCCCTCCAGGCCCTCGATGTTGAGCGTCAGTTCAAGGCGGTCGGACTCAAGGCCCGCCGCGTCGGTATGGCTCCAGTGCATCAGACGTTGATTGAGCAGCGCCGCGTTGGCGCCATAGAACTCCACAATTGGCGTAAATCCCTGAGCCATGTAGCCTCCTTCTTAATCCCACGCCGAAACGAGGCGCAACGCCGCCGGCCGCGAAGCCATTTCGGGCACGATCACCCACACGCCAGCCGGCAGCAACGGGCCGTATTCGGCAAGCGTGGGGTTCAAGCGCCAGAGGGTTTCTTCCGCGGCATCATCGCAACGCCCCAGCTCGCGGTAGAGCAGCAGGTTGACCGAATCACCGGCAATACTTCGCACTCTACGCATTGATGAATTCCTCCAATTCAAGGCTCCAGGTCATGAGCATGGCGGTACCGTCATCGATCACGTTGCTTTGGGTTTCCATCACCGAATTGATCCGCCACAGGCCCCAGTTGCGGCCAATGCCATCCACCAGAGGCAGCGGCACGCGTTGATTTTGCAGGGCGCGCAACTCGTCCAGGCGTTGCATGCCCACGCCGTACATCGCCGTGCCGCTGAAGGTGAGTTTTTCCAGCTTCTGGCCGTTCTGCCGCGACTGCGGTTTGCTCGCGATAATCGTCAGGTCAGCCCAGCCGCCGTCGCTGTTACGGGTCAGCGAGGAATAGGCAAACCCACGGGCGAGCCCAAAAATGAAATCGCCCAGCACCATCTGTTGTCGCATCAATCACCTCCTGGATCGGCCAGTGCCGCATTGCGCCGAACCCCGAGGGTGTCGGAGAGCATCGGCAGGCATTGGAATTGCAGAGCCTGGATCACCTGATTGACCACCTGCTGGGCATCGGCGGGGTTGACGCCGGTGATCTGGATGCTGGGGGCCAGGGTGACTTGCACATTGTCCGTGCATGCGCTGTTGAGTTCCTTGCTGACGGCATTGGGTGCGGGCAGGCGGTCAGCGGGGCTGAACAGTTTGTCCCCAAGCCAAGCGCCCGCTTCGCTGCCGAGCAAGCCGCCGATTGCGCCGCCTACAGCCGTGCCGATGCCAGGCAAAACCAGAGTGCCGATGGCCGCGCCGGCAGAGGCGCCGGCCCAGGCACCACCGGCCGTAGACAGGCCGGTGGTGACTGCTTTTGCGTCGCCATCGCGTATGCCCTGGATCACATTGATGGCGGTGTCGGCATACTTCAACGGGCCGAGGCCACGGGGGACGGGCAACTCCCGCCACCGCGTCGACTTGGCGGTTTTTTTCGCGGAAGTCTTTTTCCCGCCAGAACGCTCATAGCCAGGCGGCAAGATGATGCTCGGGGTGACGGCGCCACGAAGAGACTCGCCGCTGCAGCAGCAGTCCTTGTCCTTGTCCTTGTCCTTGTCTTTGTCGTCTTTAAGCCACTTGCCGGCTTTGGGAAACTTTTGCGCCAGTGCATCGATGGCCTTGCCCGAGACCCTGCTCTTGGCCGTATCCCACAAACTCGAGCCCACATCCTTGGCAATGGTCTTCGCCGCATCGGCCCCGAACTGCAGGCTTTTGTCGACCCAGGAGTCGGCGGCCGGCGGCGGCTCCTTGGGTTGACTGTTCTGCGCCTGCGAGGCGCTATCGACCGTCCTGAGCGCCAGTGAATCACTGGTAATGAATAATGTGCTGTTGAGCGTTTCCAACGTCTCGCGCAACCGCACTTGCTCAAGGGTCAAGGCGTTGATATCCAGGCTCACCGTGACCAGCGCCAGGCCGAGTTCCGACGATGGCTGCGGTTCGGCATCCAGGCTGGAAGGCCCGACAAAACTATCAGGAAGGGGGGTCAGCACACTGTTGAGTGTCGCCTCGTTGGACAGGGCCGCAAAGGTCATCCAGCGCTTGTCTTCTTCGGCGAGCCTGATCTCGTATTGAGTCTCTTGCATCCCGCTCTACTCCTGTTTGACGCCAAGGCGAGTGATCGCGATGTCGTAGCGGCGCAGTGCTTTTCCGGCGTCCCAGTCGAGGATTTCCGCTTCATTGACCGAGTAAATCAGCGGCACCACGTCGAGGATCACTTCGATGTCGCGCTCCGAAAGAAGTCCGCCGGTTTGTTTAAAAAATCATCGATGCGCTCCTGCAATTCCGTCCAGTCAGGCACGGTCAGGCCGGCTAGGTCGGGGATCATCAGGCCGGTGCAGTGGGCGGTGATGAACTCGGCGCGCTCTTTGTTGGTGGCGAGTTTTTTCATCACTTTGGTCGCGCGCAGGGCGGGCATTTCCAGGGGCAGCTCGGTCCAGGTGCGGCCGGCCGCGTCGAGGGGCAACAGCAGGTGGACGGGCTGGTCGTGGGCCGCAACTTCGGGCGCTTGCAGGAAGAATGACGCCGGGCGCGTCGACATCTCATGTACGTATTGGGCGATGCTTACGTAGTCCGGGCGCTTGAGTTGGTCGAGCTCTTTTTCCGACAGGCCGGTGGCGAGTTTCGCCAGTTCGAAGAATTGGTCGTCCTCGTCATCACCGGCCCGGGCCAGCGCGTCTTTTTGCGCGGCGTAGTACAGCGGTTTGAGTTGCACCTGCTCGATCGTCGCGCCGGTGTCGGCGGTGATCGGGGCCAGCAGGAGGTGCAGCGGTGGCATCCAGGCCATGGGGCAATTCCTTGGTCAAGTATGGGGGCGAGCGAACCCGCCCCCGAGGGGTTACGGCATCAACACCGCGCGGCGGGCGTCGCCCAGAATGTCGACGCCGTTGAGGACGAACTTCTGGGTACGCACGTCGATGTCGATCACCGAAATGCCGTTTTCCAGGCGGTTATAGGTGCGGCAGGACAGCTCCAGCGTGGTGGTGGCCTTCTCGCCCATCTTCAGCTTTGCCTCCTCCAGGGATTTGAGCTTGCCGCCCACGGTGTGGTAGGTGAAGTAGGTCTTGCCGTCCTGATCCTGGCCGGCTTCACGCACGTTCAGCAGAATGTCGTCCCCCATCCGCACGCCCAGGGCCAGCATGATTTCCGGGCCGGCGCCTTGCAGGATCAGCTTGGCGTTGAGCACTTTGCCGCTCTTGGCCATTTCCTCGGCAATGAAGCGCCCGCCGGACATGGACTCCATGTCGAACTCGATCTTCGGCGGGGTGAACTCTTCCACGGTCGCGGACAGCGGCAGGCCTTGGAGGGTGGCCGCAATGGCCTGTCTGACTCGGTTGGTAAACATTAGAGAACGTCCTCCAGGAACTGCTCGATGATTTCATCGCGGGCGTTGAGTTGATAAATCATGTGTTCATTGGGCGCATAACGGCCGTAGTCGATAACGATGAACCAGGTGCCGTTCTTGTACTTCTCGACACTGTTCAACTCCGGGTGCAGGTACACACTGCCGCCGGGGATGGTTTCGTCGGCGACCAGGGTTTGCAGCCAATCGTTGATGCGCTTGACCTCCTGGTCCATGAAGGACTTGGTGAGGTTCTTGGCCATGGCCTTCTGGCCGGCCTTGACCAGCTTGCGGCTGATGGCGTCTTCCAGGCCGACGTAGCTGATGAACTTGCCGGTGATGGAGCGGTTACCCAGCAGCGAAAAACCGCCGAGGATGGTGCGGGCGTAGTAGCTCACGCCGTAGCGGTTGAGCAGGTCGCCTTCGGTGGACGTGTCGAGAATGTTGTACTCGACCACGCGGGAAACGTCCTCGGCGAAGGTCACCTGATTACCCGGGCTTTCCCACTGCTTGACCTTGGCCAGTGCTGCGATGGCCAGGGACGACGGCGAAAGAAACACGTTCTTCTTCGCGGCCTTGGAGTACACCGACGGCATGTTGTGTACCAGCAGGCAGCGGTCGAAACCGAGATCGGCACCGCCCAGTTCGCCGCTGTAGGTCACCTGATCGGCAACAGAGGCGTCCTTGCCATCCAGCACCACACGGGCCTTGATGCGCTTGCCGAAGGCGGCGAACTCGCTCGCCACGGCCTTGGTGCCGGTGAAGCCTGGGGCGCCGATGATGGTCAGGTCTTCCGGCACACTGCTCAGGGCCGCCAGGCCAAGTTTGCGCCCGGTGACCGGTTCGTTACCGCCGATCACATGGTTGATCGTGTCAGCCGGGGTTGCGCCCTCCTCCACGATCACCACGTAGACCGGTACCTTGACCACTTTGAGGATCTGGTACACCGCCTGAAACAGCGTGCCCGCCTCACTGCCGGTAGGGTCCAGCAGCGCCTGGGTGGTGAAGCTGTTGATGCGGAACGGGGCATTTTTCGGGATCGACGCGTGGGCATTCGGCGCGGTGCCGACCAGGCCGATCACGTTATCCCCCAGGCCACCCATGGCCTCGGGGGACTCAGTTGCGTTCACAGTGATGCCGTTGTGCTCGAAGTTCAAAACCTCAGCCATGATTATTCAGCCTTCTTGGGGGTGGTATTGAGGACGCTGGTCAGTTCCAAGCGGCCCGCGGTGCGCAGGGCGGATGCTTCGACGTTCAGCAGTTCCAGTTCCTGGCCGGCGGTGGACCAATGGCCGGCGCCGATGGGGAATGGGATGAGGACGGTGTAGGTTTGGCGAGTGGGCATGTGTTGAATTCTCCGGGTGGAAAACACCAAAGCCCCTGCGGGAGGGGCTTTGGGGAGACGAAAAAAAACCGCTTTCGCGGTGGGCTTATTTGAGGAACTCAGGCTTAGGCGGCCATATAACGGCGTCAGGATCGGCCCCCTGATTAGGAATATCTCTCAGGCCCTGCCGGTACGCCAAGAAGGCCGATTTATTTTTATCCTGCATTGGATAATCGGACATAGCCGCGTAGTCACTGGCGGACAAATCCTGATCACGAGCACTACGAATGATCTGCCATTTAATAAGTGGATGCAGCTCTGAAGGTACAAAAATGGGCTTCATAAAATATCCTTAACTCAACGCCAACATAGTTCCCCAATCACCTGGGTTGGTTACCACACCTGTGCATGCTCCCGCCAACATCACCTCGACGACACCCGAGGATGAAGTTCGCATAGGATGAAGATGATAATAAGCACCAAATAGTTCTGTTGGAGCAACGACCGTAGAACACCAACGCCACTTACCTTTTTCAGCACCGACACTCCAAGCGCCGGTAACACTGCCTTCCAACACCCGAACGAAAGCCCCCATGGTTATATAAGAGTTCAAAGGGATCGCACGCGTCCCATTGGAAAGTGCGGTATCAACAGTATAAGGAAATGCTAGCCACGGACCAACCCCAGAAGTTGCCCATTTCATTTGCCAGACATTCACAACGGTCCGCCAATATTCATTCGCCCTAATATCAAACCCCGGAAACTGCTCGCGAATATCAGCTTGAACTTTCAACATAAAATCCACATCCGCTTGCGGACGCCCGGTAGCTTGAGATTCAGTTGTGATTGAGCGCAGCTTAGTGCAGACAACCTCTCCATGAATCCCCCAGCCATCAATCAAGGTAGCATCAGCATTAGGGTACAAGTTAAAATTTTTCGTAACGGCCAACCGTGGTAGTTTACTCTTGAGATCTAAAAGCTGCGAGTCGTATGCCAAGCGAGCATTGGCGACTGCCTTATCTATCTCGTCAACTTTCCCAGTAACCACACCGGCCAGATTATTAGCCGCACTGACGACGGCAGCAAGCTGTTGTTCCATGCTCAAAATTATAACTCCTTAAGTTTCGTATCTAGACCAAAAAAGTCTCAACACTTAATCAAAATAACCGCCAAGACCAATGACACCTTATACTTTTTGCTCACTTTCAATTACGCGAAACAACAAACCAACACCTCGCGCCATATTATCGATACTCGCTGCCGATAGCGCCGCCAATTCCTCAGCCAGCAACACATTCAGGTTTTCACTCCCCACCACAATCGTCACGCTCTCCGCCGGCAACGGCGAAACATCCAACGTGAACTTCTGCAGCACCCGAGCCGCCGCCGCTTTATACGTCAGCAACTTCCCAGCTACCGAATACACCGCCAACAACGTCCCACTGGCGAGGTAAAAACCGAACTCACCAATCTCATACTCGCCATCGCCATCGAACAGCGCGGCCATCCTGAGTTGGCGCTCGCCCAAGTCCTCGTAATCCACAATCGCCACCCGCTGGCGCTCGTCACGCAAGGCCACTTCCGTGCCGTCTGGGTTGTAGCGGCCGGTGCCGGCGCCGATGTGGGTGATTTCGCCTTTCAAGCCCTGGTTCTTTGCCTGCAGCACTTCATCCAAACCCTTGGAGGTGAAGCGCACCAGGCGCGTAATGTCATCTGTCATGGCTGCGCCCTGAGGTCGTAGTCGTTAATGGTGTAGTGCCGGGCAACGCCGGCACTGTTAAGTCGAGCGCCCAAGGCAAGTTCGGGTAACGCGCCTTGCAGGCTTAACTCGCTGTCGTTAAACGGGGCGTGGACAATCGCGGTCAGGCCAAGGCGTGCTTGTGTCTGGTGAACCACGGTAATCGTCGCCTGGTCGCGCTCGCTCTTCGCGGCGTTGATACGGCGGATCAATCGGTTATGGTCACCGCTGGACCAACTGCGCCCGATGATCGCCTGCACATCGAAGGTGTAAGGCACGCCCTGCGGCCGCTGTTGATACCAGGCGCTGATGTTGGGGCTGAAACCCAGCGACTCCACCGCATAGCTCAAAGCCTTGGGCGTGCCGGCCTGGCGCTGGATCTGCCAGGACAAGCCCACGGTGAGGCGCTTTTCCGTTTCGCTGGCATCCGCGTCCCATTCGCTGACGCCTCGGTCGGCGGCCAGGTAAGGAAGGAATTCGGAGGGTGTTTGCAGCGGGTTCATCAAGGCCGGAAACGGCGGCATAATCCGCTCGAGCAACCTGCCAAACCCCAGGTCCAACGCTTTTTCCAGCGGTGAGCTATTGGCGGGCAACAGACTCGGTTTGGGCTCACTCATAGCGTGCGTACCTCCACCTCGACACCCGTGCAATACGGCGCCTGGAACGCCGAGCAGACAATCGGTGCCAGCGGTTCGAGGATTTGCAGCTGCGCCGCTCCGGCGCTGTGGATGGCGTAGTCGATCCAGCTGGGGTCCACCCGCCCTTCCAGACGGTGGCAGGACTCGGCGTAGTCTTGCAGCAGTTTCTGCGCGGCCACTTGGGTCAGCCCCGAGTCCGGGCCGGCG